TGGTGTTCTTGGGTCAGGAAACCTTTTCATAATCTCATCAAGAGCTTGTTGTTTAGCAACTCTTGGGTCTGGTTTACCTCCTAACATACCACCTAGATTTTGCATGGCTTGACCGTATAGATCACCCTCAAGTGAGGCTGCGTACATCATTCCACCACCAAGAGGAAGGTTGCCTGCCTTATACGCATCGTCTGTCACCTGCCTATCCATAGCTTGTCTAGTGTCGAACATACTTGGAAAGTTTAAATCTGCCATATATATCTCCTATGAAAAAAGGCTGCCAAGCTTACTGCTTGAAAATAAACTATCCCACAACCCAGTTTGTGCTTTTCTTTTCTTAGCTTGCCCCATAGCTAAAACATCTGCCCAACGAGTAGAGGCATTACTAACTCCCGTCATATTTGCACTTACATTAGAGCCTTGACCTGTACTCCTTGCTTCACCCATCAGTCCAGTAGGTATTGCTGCTATATCCATAGCACTTCCAATATCTCCTTGTTGTCTTTGTAGGTTAGAGTCAATTAAGCCTTGTGATTGAGCGAAAGCATCAATTTGTACACCTCTATTTCTTTGACCTATTGCATCTTCTCTGGCTCGTCTCTCCCAATAACCTGCGGTAGATTCAGCACCACGACCCATTGCAATTTCTCTCTCTCTTTGCTCGTCTAAACTTCTAGCATCCCCTTCAGAGTATAAGCCTAATTGTTGGTCATAGATTTGTTGTTGGGCATCTTTCCATCCACCAGTTGCGAGATTGTTTGCCTGGTCTCCGAAAGTTCCTTGCCTTCTCATCATCTCATCATAGATTGCCTGGTTCTCGTCAGATAAAGTGGAGGTTATCATTTTATTATCTTTGTCGTAGGTAACTCCACCACCAATACCTTGAATATCCCAAGGTAGTGATCTTTTATAAGCCTCATCTAATAATGCTTTTTGTCTTTCGTAGTCGGCTTGAGCAAACCTACCACCAGAACCACCTAACATACCACCCAGTCCTCCAAAACTAAATTTAATAGGGCTTGCTGCTTTAGTGTATTCTGCTCCTATTGATGGTTTTAAACCCCAATCTTGATATGGCATCTCTATTTCTCCTATTTAAATTTCTATGAGGCAATAGCCTGCTGTACCAGCACTAGCTCCACCTGCACTCAGGTTATTGTGGGCATAGCCAGCACCACCAGCACCCCAAGATGAACCTATATTACTACTTAAAAAACTAGCTCCTCCAGCAGCACCACCTTCTCCCTGTGGTCCTCCTGTTCCAGCAGTTCCAGACCCAGAGGTTAGAGCATTACTTACTCCAGTTAATGTGCCACCAGAGCCTCCTGTATTACTACCTCCTCCGCCAGCTCCTCCACCACCAAAAGTTACACTTACACCAGTTCCAGTTATTGTTGTATCACCACCAGCAGTACCGTCATTATCACCACCATTTGCTCCAGCAGCTCCTCCAGAACCGATAGTAATGGTTAATGTTTGTTCAGCAGTTACAGTTACTGGTGCTTTCATACAGCCAGCAGCACCACCGCCACCACCTTTATCTTGGTATCCTCGACCTCCTCCGCCACCTCCACCAGAACCAGAAACATATATCGTTGTTATTCCTATAGGTACATCAAAAGTACCACTAGAAGTAAATGAAGTATTGGTAGCTCTTGTAATACCAGTTAATTGAGAACCATCTAAAGCAGGTAACTTACCAGCAGAATCCATAACAACGGGATAATCGGCTGTATTCTTATTATCGTAAATTTCACCATTAACGAAGGCTGTAGTAGCCACATTGGTTGAATCGTCATCTCCAGCCATTGTAGTAGCAGTAGCTGTTCCTAAAGTGGTAGCTCCAGTAACTCCTAATGTTCCACTAATAGTTGTATTACCTGTAACAGATAATGTACCTGCTACTGTTCCATTGTTGGTTGCGAAATCCTCGCTTGAATCTCCGTTTAAATCTGCCTTTGAATTGACTGCTGTTCTTATTGTTGTAAATTCGGTGTTAAAGTCAGACCCAGATATTACTTTCGCACTATCTGAATCCGAAAGTGCGTCCTTGCCAGACCAGTTGACTGCTAAAGTATAATCGCTCATCGTATTTTTCCTTCTTTATGTAAAAGTGTTAAGTCTTGAATCGAGGCATCAAAACCATTAGATTCAATAGACATATTAATTTTTAAGTGTTTAGCGCTTCCCGATAAGGGGGTTTTGTATTCTTGTAATCCATAGATGGGAGTAAATTTTGAAGTCCCATATAAAGATGTAGCATTACCCCATAAAGCTGTTGATCCTGTAGTTGCTGGCCTTAAATTAATAGATGTTGTTAATGAAGGTGTAGCACTAAAATCTTTATACCATTTAAGTCCAAGTGTTGCCCCAGAACCACCCCCTAATACAAGTATCATTCTTTTTAATATGCTTGAAGATACACTTTGACCTAAAGGAATCCATATAGAGGATATATCACTTGTAAACGGTGAATTAGTATAAGAAGCAGCACTACTTACCCAAGCTAAATCTGTGTCGTGATACCCTTCATATCCAGCTAATGAACCATCTTTCTGGCCTATTAGTAACCCATATAATGTTGTATAGGCTAATGATGAAGGTTCTCTATCATTATTAAATGACCAGGTTGTAACTCTTGGTACATTGTTTGGAGTTATGTGTTTAAAGTCAAAAACATAATTTATATTCTTTTCTACAAAAGACATAATATAAACACCCTCACTTTCAACATAGACGGATTTGACTTTTGTACTTTGTCCTATATTTCTTATCAGCGTATCTTTTATGTTTAAAGATAGATCGTTTAGGGGAAGTTTGTCTTTCTCTGTTGTTCTTAATAATGACCTTAACCCAGTAGAGGATAAGAATACTAAATCATCACCAATAGCTTGAACTGAATCTCGACTTATACAACCAACACCCCTAATAACTTCATCAATTGCTAGAGAGCCAACTGTTTCTGGAGAGTTGTAAATAGCAATATTCTTTTTACCAAATATAACTAACTTTCCATAGAAAGGGGCTATCGCAACAATCTCATCAGTTCCCCAAACATTTTTTAAATCAATGGCAGCAGCACTACCTCCTGTCCAATCATCACCATCAAGAATATTAGAATAGAATAATACATCTTTTTCTTCGGTTACTCCACCACACCAAATCCTTCCGTAAAATCCCATCCCACAACTAGGGTCAAATGTTGTTATTGAAGCTGGTTGGGTAGCGTGTGCTGACCACTTTGAGCCAGAACTTAAAGAGCCATCATATCTTTGTGGTGTTGCTCCACTATGAAAACAATGTAATCTTTTGTTAAAATCTACGAATTGCCAATCAGAAGTTGTACCAGCTACTGTTCTTTTAACATCAGCTCCACTTGAAGGAAAAGCTGCGTTAGGTGAGGTAAAGTCTATCGTATATATGCTAGTACCATGAGAGACAAATATTTTATTAGTACCTTGATCATTGTGTTCAACTAAAGAACCTATTGCTACACCACTAGGAACTACCTTTTGTTTAAACCCTTTCCTAAATGATATTCTTCCAGACTCCCTTAAAACAATATTATCACCAGAAGTAAGCCAAGACGAATCTAGTGTTGATGGGTTGGATTGTGTGTTAAGACCATTAACTCCAAAGTCTGGTAGGGGTTGGTAAGATAATGCTTTAGCCATTATTTAATATACCAATCTGTTTCATATTGAGTGTTACCACTATCAAGCATAATTGATTGTTTAAGTGCTTCGTTAGCCTCTTGAGCTGCTAAACTACTTTGAGTGCCACCATCTTCACCACGTTCTGCAATAGCTCTTGCCCACACACCTAATACAACAGGTTTCTCTGGAATCTTTATTACTGTTGAGGCGGTCTTTAATTCGTCCTGGTATTTAACTATATCAAATGAAATTGTTTCTGTGTTTATTGGAATAGGGGATAAGTCAACCTTTAAATTATTTGAGGTATCCGCACCATTAAAACCGTAGTACATAGGTTCACCAGTAGGGGGTGTGGGGTACTTTATTGAGTTTAGATATGATCTACTAACTTGGACTAATTGTGTTCCTGTAGTGTTATTAATTACATCAATTATTTTAAATTCTTGACCAGAAGATAAATTGTAATTCTTTGTACCATTTACTGTTGATATATCTACAGTTTCTCGAAGC